TTAGAAGCTGATGCTTCTTTATGAGAAGCTGATTGAGATTTTGGGGATTTAGTACCACCAGCCCCCTTTCCAAATTGTCCGTTATTGGCTCTAGGATGTTTAGATTCTGTAAATTCAGCACTATCTTCAGCACCTAAATGGTCAGTTTCGTTTTCATCATCATTTTCAGCTTCTTCTTCAACTTCAGGAGCTTCGTTTTCTTCCAAACCAATCTCGTTATAGCCGCCTGTCTTATCGGTAGCAACACGTTGTCTTTCTTCTTCGCTAGATACTGCGCCAGCCGTAACCAATATCTGACCAGCTTGTGCTTTGGCTAGGTTAGTAGCGGCGAGTTCTTGTGCTGTTGGTGTATCTAATGGTAGCCAGTTAAGCGTTGTTTCTGCACTTAATTTAACACCTAGTTGTGGCTCAACAAATGACTTAATTACTAATTGATGATGTCTTTCAGCAAATGGCGTTAGGTCATGGGTTTGGATTGATTCTAATAACTCATGATAACTAGCTTCTTCATACTCACCTGAAGCTCCAAAACCTTTAGGAGAAGTACCAATCAACTTAGTAGCAGGTACGCCAGCGATTGCGGCAACCAATTGATATTGTGTCATGATAAGCGCATCAAAGTCAGCAAGTGAAGTATCAAATTGCTGAAACTCGTCACCTTCTTTATCGCCTAGCTTAACGCCATAGTTATCACGATACTGCGCCCATTGTTGTATGCGACTGATTGCGGAGCTAGTGTCAGCCATTACCGCTTCCATGTCTGTTAGCCATACGGTTGTACGCTTAGACATAGCAAGTTGTGGAGCTTCATTAGAGGTACGCTCTGCCGCATAGATACGTTCCATTATCTGTTGCGTTAGTGGAACACCACCATAGAGATATTGTGGCTTGAGAACATCTACTGGTTCTGCATGACGGAATATGATTAAGTGTGAACGATGTACTTTCTTACCGTTGATAATCCACCAAGTAGGTTCATAGAAGTGCAATGTATCAGGTTGGCTTGCTGATGGACCATCTAGCATTGGTGCTGTCCAGTATGGGTCTATTTGAACAATCCCTTTGTAACTGTTTGGAGTGATACCATCAATGTTAAATGGTTTCTCATAATATTCTTTGTCAGTTGATTCAATTTTGAACATGGCAATACGAATACCAAAGATACGACCTTTACGAATAAACTCTCGCATATTCCACTCTAATTTCATAGAGCGGTCATAAGACTTCATTAGTTTAACTGCATCAGGTTCTAATTCTTCGCCATCAATTGAAACAATGTTGTAACCTTTGCGGATTGCATCATCGGCTGGCATTGCACACGCTTTGTTTACTAGCCAGTTTTGTGCAACGATACCGCACATTTGCGCCCCTATGAAGCCTTGCGATGCGTACCAAAAGACTACCGCATTAGATACGGAATTATTACCTGCATCATACATTTTAAATTCAGGATAGCCATCGCTTGAATCATCCATGCCGACATTCGCCATACGTGGATTGATTGCAGGATTGAATATAGGTTGTTTGCTTTGTATATCGGCAAGTAAATCGCCTACAGTAGTTTTGATTGTGTCTAGGTTTTCATCAGCATGAGTGCTAAATAGACTTTTACGAGGTGAAGGTTTTGTTTCCTCGACCTTAACTTCTTCAGATTTTATACCACGAAACCAATTTAGCATTGCATATCCTTTATCCGAAGAATGAGCTTTTCTTCATTTCGCTAGGCAAATTAGCCATTATAAAAGCATCAGCCAAGTTAGGAGAAGCCACATCACGTTTACCTAAATCTTTTTTGCTTTCAACTTTTACCCTGCCAGCATTATCATAATCACGCTTTGGTGTAGTCAATTCATCAATAATCTGATTTAGATTAGGCATATTACCATCAATGAATATCATATCAGAATCATCGAAAGCATGACCATTTCTAACAGCATTGTATGTATTTCTAAACCTGTCCGCTACTAACCACCACGCTTGCGCTTTGATGTTAGAAAAATAATCTTTGTTTTTAATGCCTGACCTAGCATATTGTATATCAGGTTTCGCTACTGTACCACCAGCAAAGAACTTTTGATGATTTACTTTTAGTCCATTGGTAGAATTTAATTCATTAATCTTAGAACCTACCATTGCACCAACACCAATAGCATCATATACGACTAATGCCTTTTCATCACGAGATTTAGTCCATACACGAGTACATGATTTTAATAGTTCATCTTCTTTAGCCTTCCATAGCTCTGACCATAGGTTTAATGAGCCATGTGATTGCACCATAGCACAATAATCCTCGCCTGAGTCTGCTACATCGAAGCCTATGCGTTCTGCGCCTGTAGGCTCAATACCTAATGCCTTGTGTCCATCAATCGCCGCCATGATGTGTGAACGCTTAATAACTGCTTGGTCATCATCGTCACGAGGTACGCCTTCATAAACGTGAAGGTAGTTTTCGTAATCATCATTCTTTGCCGCATCAATAACTTTAAGTATCGTATTGCTTAGAAATGGATTCTCGTTGTAGTTAATCTTTCGAATGATTGTATCAGGTGGTGGACTAACTACAAATTTTTGATACACGAAGTCGTTTGATAAGCGTGGATTGAATATAATCCAATGCTGAGAACCTTCCTTACGAATCGTAGGATTAAGTATCTCCCATTGGGCTTCACTCAGTAAATGAGCTTCTTCTGACCAATGTATATCAACTGACTCTATCGATTTTATTTCATCAATGGAACGCCATAGACCGTAGAATAAGAACTCGCTACCTGTTGTGGTGCAAATAATCTTGTTATTCAATATCTCGAACTTATGGGATAAGCCGAATCGTTCAATTTGAATCTTTAGCAATGTATAGACTGATTCCTCAATCTTGTTCTGAAATTGTCGAGTGCATAATATCCGTACCCTAGCTGATTGCGCCAATGCAATAGCGAAGCCAGCGGCATCCCATGACTTAGAGCTTGACCTACCACCATACAAAATACGGTTACGTGCTGGCGTTAGCCAAAATGATTTTAACGCTGGGTTCAGCGTTGCTATGTTCTGCGTAGAAGTCATTAATGCTTTTCACTTCCTTTTCATCGGGATTAGAGAGTTTGTTCATTTGGTCTTTGTTAGCATTGATTAAGCTAATGGCTATTTGACTTGAATCATTGGACATACGGCTCAATGCGCTTACTGACTTCATAGCATCTTCAGAAGCCATTGGATTTTCTTCATCAATCAGATTCACTTGGATGTTAGCCAATTCAGCGAGCTTATGAGAGGTCATAGCCCCTAGCCTAGCCGCACCTGTTAAGTGTACTGATATGCTCTTTAACTCGTCAGCTAGACTGCGTACCTTTACCTGCGTAATTATAGACAATGCTTCTTTAGCAAGTTCCGCATCGGCAAGTTGTTTCGCTATATCAAGTATAGGTTTGAGGTGCGTATTTACTCTATGCCTAATTGTACCTTCAGTAACTTTATATTCTTTGGCTAATGCTCTCATAGATTCGCCTTCTGAGATACGTTTTTCGACATCCCACCATTGCTTGTCATTTAATTTGGATGGTGCTGGCATTATGCAGTTAGTCCTTTGATTTTAAGTTTGTATAGTGCTTTGATTGCTTTGGCATCATCAATCGTGTATTTGGCTGGTATGTTACTGCTTTCCAATAATTCTACTTGGTCTAATCCTATTTTGTTGATTAGGTTCATTCTGTATTTAACAATGTTGCCTGATAAGTGATTGTTGCAAGGAGCGCATTGTTTTGAGCAGTTTAATTCGGAGAAGCGTAATTCGGGATGTGCGCCCACCGTTAAAAAATGACCACAATGATATTGACCTGCATGATGTCGTTGGCAACTGATACATGGCTCGTCTTTATCTCGTAATCGTATAAACTGATTAAATACTATTTGCGCTTCACGAAGCCAATCGGCTTTGCTTTTAAGTTTAATCTTAGCTTCTTTAGTTTCTTTGCGTTCTGTCTTTACTCTGACAACTTTAGCATGGGTATATGCACAGTTTGGTGAGCAGACAGATTGTAATGGTCTGTTAGGTGTATATTTTACACGACATACACGACATAGCTTAGTCTTAATTGGCTTAATCATTGAGTTTGATACCATTTTCAGTTGCCCATGCGATTGTGTACTCGATAAGACTTGACCCTCTAGTTTTACTCATAAGCGCAGTTGATTCACGTAAGTTAATATACTCGCCTTCCAATCCTACGGTAACTTCACTACCTTCCTTTGTTGCAACAGCATGACCTGATACCAGTAGAACCTTCCATTGAGCTTCTGTACGCTCTTTACCCATCCACTTGAATTTACTCTTTGCAATATCTCCACACATTGCGTGAAATTTCGCATTTTGTTCGCCTGTCCTAGTCAATGTATCAATTACTACTTTTAAAGGGCGTAGGGCATCAAGATGCAAGCCTGAGAGGTATTCTCTAGCATATTCCACAACGGCTTTATCTCGAAGGATGAATATTTGCTTCATTTTGCTATTTTCCAAAGTACCCAATGAGAATATTGACTGAATCAAGCACAATGCTTTCACCATTTCCTAGTTCTTCTTGGCTATCCAAAAATTCTTTGGTATTTTTTAGATGTGCTAAAACCATTAAATCCATTAACACATAGGTTGAATCTTCATCATCAAACTCTAGGTTTACTTTCATTTTCTAACTCCTTTGCTTTTTCTTTTGCTTCATCGGCAGAATCGTAATATCCCCAGTTCGTGTTGTTTTTACTTAGTCCATATAAAATAGCACCATCGAATAGATAATATTTGGCTATATAATATTCACCTGACTTCAAGCAGTAGTTGTCTAATTTAGTCCATCTCATGCTAATTTCAACACTTTTTTAGCTTCTTCAATGCTCTTTTCAGGAAATGATTTAGGGTTAGCCATAATACGTTTAGCCCAAGCATGGAAATCAGTTTTAGGTTTAAGGCGTTCATGCACAAATTGAGCTAATTCATCAGCGTGTTTTTGATTGCCCTCAAAATCTACTGGGGCTGGTAATGCTTTGTAGATTTCTTGTTGTGGTCTGCAAAGAATTACTATATC